CTTCGCGTGGGCTGCTTACGTTGCAGCTAATCACGATTTCCTGTAGTTGGTTTTTACCGCCTTGTTTAAGTGGTCTGAATTTTTGAAATGATGTTTGGAGTCTCATGTTATTGGGGTTTGTTGTTTGTGATAGCAAAGATATATCGTGTATATATTCGTAGTTCAACTATATTGTTACCGAATTGTTAATAATAGTTAATGGTGTGTATATTGAATATTTGGTGTATATTTGCAAAAAAGAATAGTATGCAAGAAACAGAAACACAACGCAAAAATATCGACATCCCGCGCCCCGTATTGGAAGCAATTGAGATAATCGGATTAAAAGAGAAGCCAAACGGCAACAAGTACCCGAAACACATTATCGAAGACCTGTGTATTGATTACACGATTCAATCCGGATATGTGAAGCGGGATAAACAAGGTAATTTAGTAAGGACAAATAAATAATATACCATGCACTTCAACAACCTAAAACAATTCCTCGAAAGCGGACTGAGCCAAAAGCAATTCGCAATAAGTCAAGGCATAAGCGTCACAGGAATGGCAGATAGATTAACCCGCGAAATGAAGCGGTTATTATCAACTAACGTAATCGAAGCAAAACGGATCGTAGGCGAAGTATCCATGCATATTGATGACGTTAAACGTAATCGGGCTAATTGGCTCAAAGCCATTGAAGCCTATAACCAAACAATGTGCGCACCCGTTGACATCAAGACCGATAACCGCAAGATAAGTGAATTGACGGTTAGTGAGTTTGTGGGGGTGATGATGAAGGTGATGGGGAATGAACGATAACGGTTGGTGGTTGCTGTCAGTTGCAAATTTGAAAAACAAAATGAACACAGAAAAACAACAACAAGATTTAGTTGCTTCAATTAAGCACGAATTAGCAAAAGAGAATGAATTTTATAAACCTTCATCTTTTTGGCACTCGGTATGGTTTCAACCTTCATCGGGTAGATTTTTATTTGCCGACCAATACACAAGATATGAGGTTGTTGAACCATTGATTGAAAATAAAACTTTGGTTTTTGTTGGAGTAGAAAATCATCAAGGTGAACAAATGTTGCGGTATGTGCTGTCGCAGGGTTGCCGATAACGTTTTTGGGCTTGTAGCAGTAGGGGATTAGAAGCACTACTGTTCAACCTACCACTAAAGCTGATTAGAAGTACACAGCTCAAAACTTGCACTTCTGCCACTATTGCTACAAACCCTTGTTAGCGGTAGTACGGTTTAATTTACGAGGGATTTTAAATGTTATGCCAAAAGAAATATTATCCAAAAGAAGGCAGATAGACCAATTTGATTTGAATGGTAATCTGATAAAAACATTTGAAAGTATGAATATAGCAGTAAATGAAACTGGTGTAGATTATGCGTCAATTTGTTTATGTTGTAGAGGCAAAAGGGTTTCTGCAAAAAGTTTTGTTTTTAAATACAACAATTCAAATCAAAAAGTTAAATCAGACCCATTAGATGCTTTATTGTTTAACGAAGATTTGTCTGACGATGATGAATGGTAGTATTACCGATAACGGTTTCGGGCTTGGCGAAGTTGCCGAACACAAAACTTCATTAGAATTACAAATGTTTAAATTAAGATAAAATGTCAAACGAAGAACTAAACGGCAATTTTGCCAAACCGATGTTAGCACCTGTACGGGTATTAAATTTATATGCTGGAATTGGAGGTAATCGAATGCTTTGGGGTAATGATTTTGATATTACAGCAGTAGAATATAATCCAAACATTGCAAAGGTTTATAGCAACCAATTTCCAAATGATAAAATGATAATTGGTGATGCACACCAATATTTATTAGACCACTATAACGATTTTGATTTTATTTGGAGTTCTCCACCTTGTCCGAGCCATTCGAGAATGTGTTTTGCAAAAAAGACAAAAGAGTATATTGATATGAAGTTGTATCAAGAAATTGTATTGTTAAAAAGTTGGTTTAAAGGAAAGTTTGTAGTTGAGAATGTAATACCATATTACGAACCATTGATTAAGCCAAATGTAATTTTAGGCAGACATCCTTTTTGGACTAATATTGATGTTACTGATAAAGAATTTAAAAACATCGACATAAGCCGTTCAAAACCTGAAGAACTATTAACTGAAAGAGGGATTGATGCTACAATATTTGATTGTATAAAAGACGTGCCTGAAAACCGTTCAAAAGATAACCGATTTGAAAGACTGCAATTAGTTAGGAATATGGTAAACCCTGAAATTGGACTACATATTCTCAAATGTGCAGGATGGTAGTATTGGTGCTAACTCCCAAATACACGAAATACCCTGCGTCTATTTAAACAACAAATAAAAATAACGATATGAAAAACGAAATTTTAGGCTTGATTAATAGGTATTGGAAGTTTGATGATAACCAAAAGCCTGTAAGTAATTGGCACGATAAACAAGACTTGTTAGAAGCGGTTGAGGAGGCGTTGAAGAAAGATGATATTTTATCTAAAATTAAATGGGATATTGACCATGATTGTACAAAAAATAGGTATTTATTGAGTGGCGATTTAAATGGACATAGATTTACATTGCCCGTATTAAATAATTTTTGGGGCATACCATTAATGTATAAAAAATGGTGTATAGAAAGACGCTATTTGGCGTTGTATAAAAATAATCCATGACATAAACAACCCCATCGTCCGAAATACCCTACATTAACCCGCATTATGGCCTACAATGTAGGGTTAATCAATCAATACACATTGCCATCAATTACCCGCTTGTTATACACAGTAAACATATCTCTCTGATGAAGTTCAATGATAGCGAAGCCATGGTAGTGATTATTGTATGGCATATAATCGGGCGTTAATTGGCACAAGCAGCCCGTACTCCAACAGCCTATTAACTTCCCGTCATGGGTCTTTTCCGTGTGTTCTGAAACTCGATGAACATGACTCATAAGCGCGCTTTGTTTGGTCCTTAGAAACAAACCCCTTGCAGGATTAACAGGTGCAATCATGCCGTACTTATGTTCATGGCCGTGAATGATAGCTAACTTATTCGCCCATATCGTAGCCATACTCCCGACTTCGATAATGTTAAGTTGAGCGAAGCCCAACAATGAACTCAATTCAAGCGCATCAAGGCCCTTGATTTCATTCCTCACAAGGAACTGATTCCAGCGTTCATCATGATTGCCTATCTTGTACACAATGTGAGCAGATGGATATACTCTACGGATCATCTCAAGCAATCCCTTTGCTGTGTTAATCTCATTTGGGAAATCCCGCTCCCTGTAATCGGACTCAAACCGCGACTTGGAATAGAAATCAACGAAATCCCCATTAATAACAATGCAATCTATCTTTTCATTGATGCCATATTGCAGCGCAGCCGTTAGTGCGACTTCATCGTGATATGGTGCATGAACATCAGATATAAGAAGTACCTTCTTAATTGATGTCGGTAGCTTGTAGTGTTTCAGTTCGTTTTTTCTGCCCTTTGGGACTTTCAATTCGTCTTGTATGTATTCCATAGTTCTTAATTCTGATTTAGATTTTTTCCCAATTTTCCCGCGATAATATCTAATCAAGGACCTTGCGTTTTCCTCCGATTTAAAATGGTTTTTCGCAACTGGGTTGCTTAGAATACGCTTAGCTATATCTGTGGATGATAAGTCAGGGAATTGACTTAGATATGACTTTATGATATTACCTACTTTTAGTGTCTCTTCTCTCATATCCATGTTGTATTAAAAATTTCGCCATTTCATTTCCAATCATTTCGACTTGGGCCTCATCAAGATACGGCTGCAAATAATGCGTGTATTCATGAATCAATGTATTCAGCAGTTCTTCGCCTTCAAGCCTGCTATCTATTTCAATTTTGTTTTCAGGGGTGTAAAAATACCCCCTTGCATATCGTAGTTTTTTATATTCAACTTTTACTTTTTTGGGCATGATGATTAATTTAAAGTAATAAATAACAAACCCCGACTTAGACAAGTCAGGGCGTTCTTTTTAAACCTACCTATGAAAAAGTTTTTATGCATTATTTTTATTTTAGTCCATTGAAAAAAGCCTGAGCATAACCCGCAATTAACACATCCTTATCCCGCCCGTTGATAATCTTCCGGGCATTAATCCAATCGGTTTTTGTTTCGCTGAAATATTGTGATAGTTTCCGACCTGTAAACCATCCATGAATCATACCTTCAAACATGATATCGGTTGCAATTTCTAAATCACAGGCCAATTCAGGATTGTTCAGCAAATCAATACCCAACTTTTTACCGGCTTTCTGATAATTCTCATACCATGTTAGCTGAACGAATCCACGCCCATAGTATAATTGGTCGGGTGTTGTGTACGGCTTTCGGTCCATTCGAATCTTGTTGCCATAAGGACGGCCCTTGCCTTTGCCAAATTCAACAATTGGCTGCATGGTCTTTGCTGTTTCATGAAACACGGTGGCCAAACAATACGCCAATCCCTTAATGCCTATTTCTGAATACTTTTGTTCGTATTCATCAATTATCGCATCAATGCCCTGAATCTGCTTTGCATTATACTTTACAAACAACGGCCTTACGGTATCGAATAATCTTTTTCGGTCAATCATAAATATACTTTAGTTATTGGTCCGCCCTGTTCAATTCCGATATGCTCAAAAAAGATACCCGCTATGGTTAGTTCATCTTTGAATAGAACCGAATCAGTTACTGAGGTCGATACGGTTACTACACTTGGCGTATTGCAGTCGTAATGCAAGTGATAGCTAATCCCTAACCCTGATAGGATTGTTGTAATGCGTTGGATGGTGGTCATCGTGCTTCGTTTTCAGTTGTTTTATCAGGAATCAGACGCCCCAATAACGTGAATAGACTCCAACTTTTTGAGGTCGGAACTAAACGGATAATGACTTCATAAACCGCAATTGCAGCCGTTGTAATTGGCTCCCAATGCTCCTGAATTAAATTGATGATGTGCATGATTTATAGTTTTTAAGCGTTATTTAATTTCAATTTCGAAACGGCCTTGTCCATGGCGTTTTTTAGTTCGGTGTTATCAGTTACGGCTTTCTCAAGAAACGGCATCAATACATCGAACGCTGAACGTATCTCAATCATTTGCGTCTGTATCTCTTCGAGTTGACCCATGACTAACTTAAACTCCTTTTGCAGTTCATTGTATTGGGTCATTATTTCATCGCGCCCCAATTTAGCCACCTCTTCTTTTTTTAGCTTAATCTTTCCGTCCGTTTCTGTTTTCTTTTTCGCGAGGTCAATCCATGCCCGAACCGCTGCCCCGATTAGTAAGCATATCGTCGTAATCCAACCCCCGTATTCCTTAATTTCGTCCGCTGCCATGATTGTTTATTTTTTAGTTTGTAATTAAACCCATAATCGCATTTGCCAATGCTTGCGTAGTTGCGCGTCCGTGAGCCGTTCCGTTTAATTTAATTACGTTATCCTTTGTAAGGATAGGCGAGTTGCGCCCTTCATGCGAAACGATTTGAAAGTAAGCTGCACCTTGTGCATCACCCGCAACGTAATATATTATCGGGTCATGATATTGCGCAAAAGAATAATTTTCAGCTGGTGTGCTTACTCCTAATGCAGTGCATTCGGTAATGATGATTGATACATCAGCATTTCCATGCGATGTGGTGTCGATGTTGTAATAAGTCATGATTTATTATTTTTTAGTTTGTGATTAAAATACTGATAATTCCATCCATTTGATTGTAAAACCTGCCACCCATACGCCCGTTGCCGGAACAGTTGAACGAATAATCAAACCTTCGTTTTGAACCAATGTGATAGGATGCTCACCGCTTGCAAGGTCGCACTTGTATAGCTGTGGTGTTGGTAGGTAGATACTACCGATTATGGGCGTAGCTGAAGCGACCCCACCGCTTGAATGAGAGGTAATCATTCCGATTGGTTGGGAGTCAATGGTTTTTGTTCCTGCCGTCAATGCTGCCGTTGTTGACACCCTTGCACTACCCATGAGTGAAGCGCCCATAGATGCTCTGAGTTGGTTTGTGTCACCCGTCAAAGTGATTGGAGTACCGCCTGACCCATCGCCTGACCAACCTCTACAAATAGTTGCATTTAAGGTAATTGAACCCGCAGCAAAAGCGGTAAATGCTACCATCCCATTGCATACGATTTCGGTGATAACGCAAACCCTTGTCGAATCCGTCCAACGTAATTGTACAAGTTCGCTATTTGCAGCCGACCCCGCCCCGATTGAGCCGGTTTGAACCGATACGGCATAGTGGCCCAATGTGCCGTAATCCTGTGGTTTTGCGATGTTATGCAAGCCCTTTGCGGCTGCTTCGCCAATGTTTACGATTACGCTATCTGAAGCCCCTGATTGAATGATTGCCATTGTTTATATTTTTATGTAATTAAATTTGAATTTGCCGACTACCTTACCGAGTTTAACCGTCCTGAAAAGTCGGTTTATGTCTGCTGTTGGATACGCACCTGTGTTTGGTCTTGATGTCAAAATCCCTCCGTTTACGAATCCGCCTGTTATGACAGGAGCCAATACAAACCCCTCGTTTGCCTCCCAATTAACTTTGAAGTTACCTGAACCCGCTGTGGCCTTGAGCAGTAACGTATCCATTTCGTTTTCATCTGCTAATGAACCCTTACCCGTTAATGATGTCATGGCCTGCCATATCATAATTTTTGTAGTTGATGTCACCCCTGCATCCGTTACGGTGAATGTTCCTCTGCTTAACGGGGTGCGACCTAAATCGACTTCGATGGTAGTCACAACCATACCCCCTGAATGCGCATCCACATACCCCTTCGAAGCCGGACCGTCTGAGGTCTGGTCAAGGTCTGAGTATAACAATACCTCACGGCGTTTGTTCTCAATTATGCTATTATCATCAATATAGAATGGCATGGGTTACGCTGTTGGTGGTCTTGTGATTCCGTTGTTTATCTGATAGTTTACGACTTGATAAAAGGCGTTACCGTTATCATCTGTGATGTAATCGACCTCATTTAGTTGTGCAATTACGTCATCATCAAACGAACCGGAATAAGCAGAAGATACGCTACCTGTCACGGTCGTCCCTTGACGTTTAAAAACCGTACCCCTCACGGGTGTTCGGCTATATGCCAAGTAATCAAACCCGCCGTATTGAATTAGATAAACGGAATCACCCGCCCTGAATTGTTTAGTGGTCATAAATCAATGTTTTTAATGGTTTCATTTGGCTGCTTTTGTGCAAGTGCTTGAGCGTAGAACGATAGGCCTCCAAATAAGATATAGAACCCAAACCATTCAAGGCAAACGGCCCATGTTTGGCCCGGCAGTTCAAAGTGATAAATCAGGAACGCAAACGTAAGGTCTGTAAATCGTTGCACGGTGCATACCCCACAGCCCCCGATTGACTTATAAATAAACTTCGAAAGTATGCCGGGTTTGTCGCTGAAATACGCAATCGGTCGCTGCATGAAAGCGAACAACTGCGCAGGACGAATCAGGTACAAATAAAGATTTCCGATCCCGACGGAGGCGAAGGCAAATATCAAATAAGTTAGTATAAATTCAGTTGTCATGGTGTATAGATATAAATTGGTGAATAAGGATTATTTCCTACGTTGTAGCCCGCTGCAAGGCCGTCATAGCTTTCGACTTGTGTTTTGATGTCAATGGTATTAGTACAGCCTGAGTTGTTGGTCTTAACCCTTACAATGCAGCCAGCACCGGCAAACATAGCAGCGGCATCGAGAATGATGATTTCGTTATCATTGTTGACATCAAGCCATGTAACGCCCGGCGGTACTTCAATATCGGGCGTAAATGAATCAACACTACTCACAAAGCCCAACCTTATAACCGTTCCGTCCTCAATGGCGGCGTTATCACTGAATTGTATAGCAACCTCAACGGTAAGCGTATTAGTTGTGCATGAGATGAAGCCTATCAAACAACTTGTATCAACGGTATTAGTTTCTATTTCTCCCGATTTAGCGCATGGCATTATCTTGACCTTTGCGCATGCCAATTGAGTACCGTTTTGGTCGAACACACCAAAGGTTGTATCTAAATCTTCGTTAAAGAAATCAGCGGGCAAAGTCAGGATTTCGCTATCCATGTCAACGGTATAGGCGCGTTCAACTTCGGCCCCGTTTAGGTCGTATCGGATAAATATTTTTCTTTGACCCGTTACGCCAATGTCAAGCGTTATGGCTTCACAGCTATTTTTACATCCTAAATCTGTTGGGTTATTGCAGCACATTTAACAATCGCATGGGTTTAGTGAACAATTACGACCCGATATGAGTTGAGTTATATTGAAGTCAACAGATACCAAAGTCAAGTTTTTATTTGTCAAATCCTTGCCGGTTTCTTCTCTGAACACCGTCGTAGATTCTGTATTTGAACGCAAAACGGTATGGCCTTTAGCCGTTACCGAATTGATTAATGTAGTTAGTATTTCTTCGGCATCACCATTGGCATACACCCCAACGATTCGGCACTCACTTACCGCCGAATAGAACTGAACATTTGCTCCCCGTCGTTGTGCATCGTAGTTAGTTCGGCCTGTGAAACGAATGTAGAAATGTTTTGTTTTGGTGTCGGTTATGCCTTCGAAGTTTTGCCCGTCGTAATCCGTGAGAATATCTTTGCCCTCTATTTTGCGCACAGGAGCCGACCCCGTTATAAACGTGGCGTACTTCGTGAGCGCAAAATCTCGTATGGCTTCTAATATCTCTTTCATTTTAGTTCGTGCGTTTATCTATGATGATTGCTTGTTTTATTACGTCCTCACGCATAAATTGTTTTTCTTCGGTTGTGAGCGGGTATATTTCGCCGTATTTCTCAGTCATGCCTTCGAACTTATCCGAAGCGCCTTGATTGGTTGTTCCGTAATAAACGGCTTCGCCTACTTTTACTACCTGAAAGCTCCGTTCTAAATCCCCGCTAAATTTGGTTTTCACATTGTCGATTTCACGCCCTTGTATTTGCCTGAATCCTGAATAACCCGTAGTTATAAACATGGATTTGCGCTCGTTTCCGTTCTTAAACTTACCTTTCTTTTCTTTGCCTTGTTGCTTAAACGCAGCCTTTCTGATGAATGCAGACTTTGAAAAATAAGCCGGGTCTGTTGAGTATTCACCAATCTGTACCCCGTCTGAATTCAATCCCAAATCAAATACACGTTTCTTGTGCATAGCCATTAGTTCAGCCATTGTTTCAATTGCCAATACGTCTGGCATTTGTCTGTCAAGATTTTCGGCCATGCCTTCGATTCTATTGATAAACTCCTCCCACATTACACATTCGCTTTGATTTGTAAACCTGAGCAGTCCACACATTTACAGCCGCCATCCATACGGGTAAGGTATTGCCTCATTCCCATCATGGCTTTATCCATGTAGTCACGATAAGCCTCAAAACCTGCGACGGCCTGCGCCTTGATTTCTTCGGCTTTATAGATGGTCAAATAGTTCATTCGGTTGTTTCTCAACAATTCATCATAAGCCATAGCACCACATAATTCATAAGCGGCTTGACCAATCAGCCCATCCGTAGCCATGTCACAAACAATGCTATCCAAATCACATTTCAAAATCATATCAACCTCAATCCCGTAGGTTTCATTTGAATTTAATGTGTAGTTTCCACCGCTGTAACTTATGCCTTGTGTGAGCAGGTAGTTTTTATCAGCATGACACCCGCAATTTGGTTTAGCGCTGTAAAGGCTAATATCAGACGGCAAAGTTACCTGAACTTCAACGCCTTCTAAGACCTTGTTTAGATTCAATGTCGTTATGTTACCCGCTACTAATGAAACCGCTACGTTATAAGCCGTGCCGGTTCCTACATCGGTAATTCTCAATGTCGTATCTATTGTTTGATTCGAGTAGATACGAACACGGGTAACGCACATCTTAAACAACCTACACCAAACCTTCACCTTCGATACAACAACCCCGCGCCTGTTACCTGCGCTCCCTGTTGTTACGACCGTTGAAGGCGTGACAAATTCAGACGCTTTGTAAACATCAAACGGTATTGAATTAACCCTATACTCCGAATTAATATAAGCCTTAATATCAGCGTTCAGTTTCATCATTGCCCGCCGTCTTACGTCCTGAAGGAACTTTAACCCGGTCTGTGTGCGTTCATCTGCTGCGTTGGCTGCGAATTGCATAGTAATGCCCGGGTAATCGTTGATGTGGTAACCGCTTAAAGGGGTTACGTCCGATACCCCTGTGCATGGGTCCTTAATCGCAATGATGTTATCTAAACAAGCCATTTATTTTTGATTTTAAATGAAACAGGGCAGGCATAACCCGCCCTGTTTACTAATTAACAAGCTGGGTCAGCAAAAGGACAAATATCGTATTTGATAATGCCGTTAAAATCTGCGAATTTGCATCCGGTCAGATTCAGGATTAACCACTTAAATTTCAGGTCAATCTTCCATGTGAACAACTTACAACGTGGGTCATAAACCAAGTCGAAATCAAACAACATGCCTGTCGCAGGGTCTTGTAAGACCGTATGCATGTAGCTGTCGTTGTTCGTGTTAATCAAGTCCATCGGGTCCATGTTTGACCAATCAATCTCACCGTTACGGCTTGCAAACATGCCTGAATTCTCAGACCATGTTAACAGGTTCACGATTTGCGGCTGAACTGCAAACACAACCTCGTTACCGCCCGATGTAGGCGCTGTATTGGTTGCATTGATGTTGATGTCATAGAATGCAGGGATGTCCAACAAGTTCGCATTGTTGAATCCTTGATCGCTTACACCACCACGATTTGAAGCGTTGCGCAAATAGTTGATTTGACGGTTACCGATTAAAAGCGGCATTGTCGGGTATCCTGCATCTGCGAAATCGTTTTCAATCATGGTGATTGAGTGAGGGTAAGGTTTACCCGTTTCAAAGTCCACCAACTTCAACAAGCGCGTAGCTGTTGTGCTGTTGATTTCACCGGCGTTTGTGTTCAAACTTGTGATACCGATTAAATCAGCCTCAGCCTTTAATTTCTGCATTTGCTGATAAACGGCATGAAACATGTTTTGTTGAACCGTCAAGCTACCTAAGTCACGGAAACGAGAAACACCCGTTTTAAACCAGATACTTGAACGACCTGTGAACGAATCAAATGATTCACATGTTGGCGCGCCCGTTTCAACAGGGACATCACTACATGCAATCGTTGACGAATCAACAACGGCGTTACAAACCTCTGATGGGTAAGTGATTGAATACTTTGAATCAAGGCCGTTTTGTTGAATCATTTGCGCCTGAACCTGAGCGCCGTTTTGAGCGGAGAAAGCCGCGTCGATTAGACCCGTTTGGGCCTGAAATCCTCTGTTTTGATAGAGGTCAAAAATCCCTTTCTGTACGTTAGGGGTGCAATTATTAGACATTGTTTTTTAGTTTTGAAGTGAACAATTATAAATTCTTTTGTTCCACTTCAAAGGCAGGAACCGCCAACATTTTTAATACTTGTGGGTGTTTATTAGGTACTCCCACGCACCAAATGTTGTTTGTTCTATGTGCCGTAACCAAACGGCGGGTTGCAAGTGTCTTTTAGTCTGCAGTCACTCCGGCCATAACCTCAGCAAGTGAAGCGGCTGATTTCGCAGCGGCTCCCATTTGCTTTGGTTCCTGTTGCGATTGCGTTATTACCTTCTCATTGCCTGCTGATTTCTTCGCCGGTAGTTCATTTTCGCGGGCAATATCAGCCACAAGCGCATCAAAGGTATATAATTCTGTTCCTGATTTCTTTAATGGTGTTTCCGGGTTCTTGATGTCGTAAAGGCTCAATCTTCCATCATTACCGGCCTTGATTACGGCACGGGCTTTGAGTTCTGAACGAATCAGTTTAGCTGCTGCTGTTGGGTTCAGGCTTGTAATAGCTGAAACGGCACGGGATAACTCCGAATCCAAAGTTCGGTCGGTTTCAATCTCTGAAATACGGGCGTTTAAACGCTGTTCGTATTCCGAATCCTTGGCTTCAAGTTGTTCCTTTAATGTGTTTTTCTCTGCATTGGCCGCGTCCAACATTTGACGTAATTCCGCGCTTTCTTTCGGTGATAACTGCTCAATGGCTTTGGCATGAATAGAGGCAATGACGGCATCAAATGTTTGGCCCTGATTTTCGGGGTTAGACAAAATCTTATCTATTTCTCCCGATGTCAACAGGTTCCCGAATTGCTTGTTGAACTTTTGCACCATTTCTTTGAAGTATTTTCCCTTCATTGATTTGCGTTCGTCACTCATCTTTTCGCTGAATTCCGATTCCAAAAAAGGACGGGCGTAGGTTTGCGACTTAGATAACAAGTCCTGAACGGTGTCATCATCTTCAGCGTCCGCTGCCGTTAATTTGGCAATGAGTTCATCGCTCGGTTCGATTCCTAAATTTTGTAGATACTTTTTTAAAGTTAACATGTTTTGCAGGTTTGGTTTTTATAGGTTTGAAAAGAATGTACGACTATTTTTTTTTATGTTCAACGACAATATCCCATTTGCCTGATTTCTCATAAATAGGCCATTGTGTTTGATGTATGGTAACAGGTTCGCCGCCTGTTTTCAACGCTATGATAACATAACCGGGCTTTACTTGTGGGCTTTGAATGATTGCAGGTATTGTTACATCAACTTCAGGCATGAGTTCAGCGGGTTGTTCCTGCTCAATTGGTTCCATTGGTTCTTTATCTTTTTTTGCCATAGCTTAATTATTTTCTTCAACAATTTCAACGCGGTTCGGGTATTGCTTCACCTGCTCACGCGCCAACTTAATGTCGATTGGCCCCGCAATGATTCGTTTTGTAGTTTTAGATTTGAGATACACGCCCTGAGCCTTTAATATACCCGAAGCCGGCGCGGTATGAGCCTGAGCCGTAACGCCTTGAGTATTGTCCTCAACGGGTTCGATAATGGTTTCAATCAATATCGGCTCTGCTGATGTCGTTTCAAACACTTCAACGGCTTCTGCTGATTGTTCTTCAATTGGTTCAGGTGTTTTCTTTCGCGTTGCTTTAGACATTGAATACAAAGTTTTTACAAAGTTATAATATTTTTAAATATCTACTAAGTTTTTTTTGATGGAATGGCAGTATGTGTGCAATTGAACCCACCACGTTTTGCCATGAAGTTTTCCACCGTTGTATTTGGCATCATTCCCGACCATTTATGCCCCATCGGGAATTCACGTTTTGCCTTCTCAAACTTGTATGCGTTTCTGATTTCTTCCTGCAGTTTATCACGCGGTATTTTCCCATTGAGTTCACGCACCCACCGCCAACATTGACCCCTGCTATCCGTTTGCGTCCCACCGACGTAAAGAACGGTATTGTATCCGGTTTCATTTGCAAGGCTCTGCATCTGTTGGCCTTGAAGTTGTGACACGCTATCCCGCGCCGTTTGTGTGATGTATGACTTTAGTTTGCCTGATGAATCAGCCCCCGATTGGATGAATTCGGTTAATTGTTTCTTTGCGCCATCTATGCTTTCGCCGTAGCTTATGGCATTGTCAAGTATCTGCAATATCGGGCGTTTAAAACTTTCGTTTATGCCGGAATTCATTAGCGTTTCTGCGGTCTGCGCCTTCCATTTCTTTTCAATCTTTGATAGCGGTAACTTCTGATGCGAATATCCGACGGCCTCCAATATGCCGCTTGTGTTGATTGTGATTTTGCCCAAATCATTGATAAATACTTCTGCTGTTTTATTATAACCGCCCGTTTTCAGTCCGGTATTTATAGCGTCCTCAAACCTGAGTAATTGCTCAGCCGTTAATATCCCGTTCGAAAAATTACCGCTTGTGGTATCTATTTTGTCCATCTCTTTGAAAATGGATTCCAAAATAGCACGTTCAACTTCGGGCATCTTCTTTAGGATTGAATCAATCAATTCCTGTTTTAATGCTTCGTTTCTGCTAATTATTTTATTCATAAATTCCGGTTGGAACCATACCCATAGCGCGTTGTGTTACCTCTGTAATCAATGCGTTTACATCGGATTCAATGAATGCCTTTTGCCCTTTTTCGTAGGCTATGTTTTTTAAAATCACATAGCCTTTTTCGTGGATGGTTTTATCCATAGCGGTAAACACGCCCGAAAGTAGCTTAGACCTCAATGCATTGCCTGAAACACCGTATAAAGGGTCAACGTAATACAGCACATCATTTATTCGTATGCTTACGGGATCATCTCTAAACACCTTTGAATTGACCATGAAACACATTTCCGACAATATCATGCCGTCATCTGTTTTGCCCTGAACCGCTGCGAATTCGTTGACCAAATCCGAATCAGACATCAGGTCGAATTGCTTAGGCCTGATTAAATAAACCTCTTGAGGTGTGTATCCCGTTGTGGTGTAATTGATGTAAGCCGTTATGAACTTTAAGCCGTATTCGATTTGATTAAACAAAAAGTTGGATAACGATAAAAGGAAATAATATTGGTCTTTTCTATCCTCACGTTTGGACTCACCACTTTCGGTAGCATTGATTTTCTTACTCAGAAACAAAGCCTTTTCTGCACGTTCATAGAACACCTGCCAACGGTCAAGATGATATTGAGGTATGCCGACGTCCGGAGTGTGGAATTTAACCACATCATACATTTGCCCGCCGTTTTTCGCCAACTTTTCCTCCGACATTGTGTAATTGTCGCCCGGATTGATTGAGATAGTGCCGCGTCCGTCGCATGAATCACACCTGCCAACCTTGTTGTTTAACGGGTTCTCTTTATCCTCAATTGTTTTTTGCCCTGTGCCAAAGCACGTAGGACACGCAGGCAACACTACCTGTTTGATCGGGTAGCTATAATGCTTTGTCATGGCTTCGTCATCGTTCATGTTACGAACAAGATTTTCAGCCCAAATAACAAAGGGTTGCATGAATGCGTTATCGGTGTTCCAAAACGGAATTATGCCGAAATTATGAGTAGTCTGAATGCCCGACAAAACATAGATTTGTTCCGTAGCATTCAGATAAATGATTTCTTTTTTGTATTTAAAAACAACTGATTCTTCATCAAGTTGTATGATGTCCTCACACTTGATAAACACCATCTTAGGCTTTATCTCTGTGCTGTCATCTTTTTCGATGTTGTCCGATTCGATAACTGCTGTGTAACCCGTTGGATTGTTTAAGTAGAATTCAAGCGCCTCCATTGCCATGATTCGCAAGAATTCATTGGTCACATATTGTCCGCTTGGGTCATCAACAGACACGCTAAAGTTATTGGGCTGCAATATCGAACCCTTCGACATCTCTAAGAATCGGTCAAACAATTCTTTACCGATTGGCGCATAAACCGAACGCCTCCAATTGTGATGCTCGTCGTTTTCATTGGGGTGTCGGTTCAGCAGTCTATACTTAAACACCTCATCATAACGGGTGTCGTATGTTTCAGGTTTAATGCGCATCCCGTTTAATACGAAATCAGGGCGCGCTCCTGTTGAATGCACCTGAACTGCTAAGGACGTATCCACCCGCTGAACGAATCCAGCGGGTAGAAAATCCTTGTGTTTTTTGTTGGCTTTATAAAGCCTTTGGAATTCTTGGAATTGCATCCAAATCTGTTTTTTAGTCCTGTGTAATTACTTCGGCCTCAACACGTGTGCTTTGTGTACCTGTTCCAACACAAGCCACGCGCAAATATAACACCCTACCCCAATTGGATAATACCGTCGGCGTCGGATTCAGCGACCAAATGAAATAAGCAGGTGCTGCAGATGTAACCTGTAAGGTATCGCATTGAACACCTGTTGTTCCGGCTGTGCCATAGAAGTTAACCCAATTTGTACCGTCAAATGAACCCTGAAGGATGGCTTTGAAAGTCGAAGTACCTGAAATGTTGGCTGTTTTCAATGCCACACGATAACGGCCTGATTTACCTGCATTGATTGCCCCTTTTTGAGTGGTCAAATAAGTAGTGCCGGCATTTGTAACGGTGTCGAAGTAAGTATGTGAGCCATACAACTTAGCCTGTGCGGTTGCTTTTTCGTTGCAAGCCGTGAAGCATAACACGGTGATAATGAAGAAAAATAACTTTTTCATTTTTGTTTTGTTTTTTGTTTTTGATTGTTTAAAATAATTAATTAGCGCGGTACATCCATGCCAAACCTAAAGTATCGGTCGGGTCTGCTTGAAGCAAATCCAGATATGGCAATTTCATTGTAGCAATCGGATCGCCTGTGAAATTGATGTTCATAGATTTGAATTCAACGACTTGGCCTTCTACTTCAATATCTTGACCGTACCAATGATTCACGTCATAAGACATAAACTCCTGATTTACGTTCAGAAATAAGTATATACGACCATCAGCAGTTATCCAACCTCTGTATTTAGTTGCTGCGTTTTGCAGTTCGTCAACAAATACGGTTCGGTCATGGAATGGTGATGCGGAACCCGCAGGGTTTACATCCGTAGCGGTGTAGTCACGGGCGGTTAATGTTCGGCCTGTTGTGATTGTCTTAGCGGGACTGCGACGGCTACGATATTGCTTTGTAGTCGTTGTTGGGTCACTCCATGAGAACTCTGCAAGTTCAAACGTGGCGCTGATATTGCCAATAGATACAAGCGCTTCAAACGCCGTCGCTAAAGCCAAATCATCATAAATGCCCGTCGGGAACGTGGTGTTACATGTAGCCGTAATTAAACGCACAGGAATCTCCGAACGCTGATAAATATCGCATTGGTCTGTGGTTGTGAGTGTGAATGTATCTACACACGCACTATTACAAGTTGATAGCATTTGCTTATGTTTTTTGTTTTGTTATTAAATGGCTTGCAACCGGGTTAAGAACAAACAAAAGTTTTCTCGCACTTGCTTGAAAGCAAAGGTACATTTAAATTTTTGAATTCATAACCGGGATTTTCAGGATTTTCTACAAAATTTTCTTGTTCAAAAAAGTATTCGACATTATCAACATAGAAATTTCGCGCTGATAATAGATTCAGTATAGCAGACTCAAAGAATTCAGGGATAGGTTCAGACAATAGCCGGTATTGTTTGATGACCTCCGATTTATAGCAAAATTGCCTTTCGTTGTACGTTTTTTTGATTCGTGTCGGTTCGCGGTCAAGGTCTGCGGGTATGCGAAGGAATAACTTAGCTGCATCCCAAAAAGAGCTGTTGCTGCTCGAATGAATATGCCCTTCGCAGTCCGTCAATGCAGCCGGAAATGTAGCGGTTAATAGTGGGTAACTATCTTCACAATACGGAACCTTATAAGGTTTTGAATACCATGTTTTGGTCACGCCCAATGTCGAAAAATTAGCCGTAAACTTTACCCGGAAACATCCGAACCCTTCATGCGTTCCGGTTGCAAGGGATGAGGCTATACTTGTGAGCGTAGCACTTGCACCATTCTTCTCGAGCGTAACGCCTCCTAATGTAGCCGCATTTAACCCGATACATAAACGCCCTGCTTTCAGTTCGACAAATGGAGTCGGGAGCGCCTGAGTACCATAGATGAAATAATACACCGTTCCGTTATCGTTTAGTTCGATAATATCACCGGCCGCCACATCGAAGTAATACACCGAAAAGTTTTGCCCCGCTGCATTTGGTAATCGCATGGGTGCAAGAATTTGATATTCGGCATGACCTGAAGCATTATAAGTTCCCAATAACCAACGGTTTGTCGAAGTCGCACCATAGCTGACATAAGTAGTCGAATCTGTTTCATCAACGATACTCAGGGTACAATTAGCCCCACTTGGCAACCCGCCTCCGTTCTGTGAAACGTATTGATATGGCACAATAACCCGAAGCGCTAAAAAGTCGGTTCGTCGTATCGGGATAAAGAAAGGTTTGTCGTTATCCGCTAAGCCACAATTAGCTAAATCTGTATCTGATAATTCCCAAAGTTGGTTCATTTCGTTTTAGTTTTTAAGGTTACCCGTTAACTTGATTTGCCGTCTGCCATGGTCGAATTCCACGCTTTCGATTTCGCCTTCATCCGTTCCGTTTGGCATGACTACGGTTTGAAATATGTCTAATGTGTTGTATGTTTCTTGGCAATAATCCAATATTACTTCGAATTGAATCACATCTTTTTTTGCGGGGTCTGGCGCATCGATTGAATGAAATTCACTCCATAGATTATCATTAACCGCTGCTGCGTCGGGGTCGTGCGACATCGGATGATTGTAGTAGTAACAATCAGCAGGGTTTATAATGGTTCCGCTTATATCGCTTGGGTCATCGTCATCCAAAGCGGGTATAGTAAGGTAATCAACATAAGGCGCTTTGATTGCCCTTGCATCTTCTAAATCTGATGCAGAATCATAGATGATAAGTTTTGCAAGTTGTAACGTATCGGTCATTGATTTAAGACAATGCTTCCAATCATCACCGTTACCCTGCCAAACCAATAATTGATTTGCTACGGACTTAACAAGGTTAATATCCCACGGCGAATCCTTACCATCCAAAACAAACGATGCCGCGCCGTAATCCGTTGAAGTGAATTCAATGGTATCGGTATAATTCGGGCTTGAAGAATCCAAATATTCACCGTTAAATCGTTTCATTAATTCGTTCCCGATTGCGTCGGTTGCATCAAGTCCGTATTTGTTATAGATTCGATATGGTTTACCTTTCCCGTTCCACGAATAACACACAGATGAAAGCATATAATCAGCGTCCGCACCGCTTAAATCTATGGCCGGAGTTGTTCCCCAAATATTCTCACCTATGCGGTCTTTTCGATCGAAATACGCTGCCCCTGCTTCGCTGATATACCACCGCGCATTAAACACCGGAACCAATGTTTTGAAAAATGCCGTTAATGTCCATGATGGTTGATTTGCCGGAATAAACCCCTTAGCTGTTGACATCTTAACGCCCTTTGTCGTGTATGCGCTTAGTACCGCTGTATTGTAATAGATACTGCCGGAATCGTGGAATATAGGGCTTTTTGTTGCATCAATCGTGATTCCACATTTAGAACATACATTACTCATGTAATTACGGACAAACGGCGAAGGCCAACCGCGCTCACAACCAAATAATGATTCCATTGCTGTTATTGGTGATTGCACCGGAGGTATATTAGTCCCAACAACAGAAGCCAAAGCGCCTATAATAGCATTAATAGCGACTATAATAGGGTTAATCGAAAACAGAAGTAAACTAATCGAATTAAAAAACGTCACCAACGCCCCAAATAAAAACGTGGGTTTAATAACGTCACAATACCTGAATCGTGGGTGTGGGTAGCCGCTTGTGGGAAACTCCTGATATTCGTTTGCGTGGTTATCTGCAATGGTGGTAAAACTTGCACAATCGTTGTATAGATTTACTTCAGTTAGGTCGGCTTGAAACTCGCATTTGTCATCATCGCACCACCGAAGTAAACGATTTTCAAACTTAAAAAGATATTGAGGTGCGCCGCTGAAATTTAAATCCGTAATTCTTACACAAATATTATTTGATGCCCGATTTACGGAATCAATGAGATTTGTTTTGATAAATACATAAGCAGAACCGCTAAACAAAACGCTTGATACCGTCCGCCTAAGCGGTGATTTATCCGCATCCAATTGTCGGTATCGCACCATCTTTGAAACGTCGGCATAGTCGCTGTAATCTACCCACGTCATGTTATTACAATTGAGTGTTAGTTCTACCCTGTAACTCATAATCGTGCCATTTTAATGAGTAACCCCTGACGGTTCAGATGCCCTGCAATTGATGTAGCAAACTGCCCCGAATCAAACCCGTTGTAAATATTTATTTCACGCTCTTTTAGGAGTTCATTTGTTTTATCTAACTTGCTTTCGACCCCGCTTATATCTAATGACATAGACCGCGCTTGTTGATGGTCGCTTACTGCTTTGTCGATGTCAAGGGTATCCGTTACGAAATAACCGTTGTTTGCACGCATGACCTTTAGTTTGCGTTGATGTATGCCTTCAAACATTTGTTTATGTTTGGCCGTTAAGTCATGGTCCATAACGAATTCGCGTTTGTGGTACTTATACGGCCTACGTCCTACGGCTGTGCTTTCCTGCTCAGCCGGACCGTCACCGGTGTATCCGCCATCGTAGAATTGATATTCTTGTGATGCATTCCGAATGGCTGCAATACTGGCTGTAATACCTGCGGCAATGGCCACGACATTTGCTGCGGTTTCAACAAAGCTTTTTGAATTCGCTATCTGCCGAATCGCTCCCGATATTGCAACGGCTTGATTTGCAACAATCACACCGGCATCAATAACACGCTGTTGGCGCTCGTATCTTTCGCGTTTTGCTAAAAGTTCATTTAATCGGTCCTCTTCAATCTTTAGTGATTCCTTAGACCCTTTCTCCTGACTATCTCTAATGGCTTCAACTCTTTGCTCCTGCAATTGAATGAGCCTATCGGTTTTGTTTTGTTCGCTTGCAAGAAGTGATTGCGTTGCATCTGCCAACGCCATTGTATTGTCCCATAACTCCTGACGTGCTATTTGTTTGCGTTTTTCGGATTCCTCTTTTGTTATGCGTGTTATTTCTTTTTGAGTATCTCTTGCGGCTAATGTCTGATTCACTAATTGTACAGACAATTCAGCATCTTCGTCTTTTCTTAATTGTTCCCTTCTCTTTTTCTCCCATTGTGAAAAAGGGTCTTGCCCCGGTTTATCTAAGTTGGCAATCTCTTCTTTCGTTAACTTATCCGAATCTGCTCTTTCTTTTTGTGCTAGTTTTACTAATTCCTTTTGCCGTTTTTCGGCATCCTCTTTATCTTTCTTTTCTTTTTCTCTTGCGGCTTTTTCGGCTGCGGCTTGTTTCCTTCTTTCCTCCGCTTCTTTCTTTTTAGCCGCTTTTTCAAGGTCATCAGTTTCATCAAAAAGTTTTGCATTCGGATTCAAAGGTGCGTTATCACCTTTGCCCTGTGTGAGCTGATTAAACGCCCTTCTTAATGTGGTCGCCTTTTGGACATATTTGTTAAACTGCTCTAAATATTTGTCAAGGTCTTTGCGGGCTTGAATTTCATCCAATGGATTACGCCTACCTGCTAAGGCATCATCAAGTCGGGCCTGTGCATTATCGGCAAAGCCTTTGTATTGAATGGCTAAACGGGCGTATGTCATAGCCTGCTCCTCCATCTTCTTAATCCCGGCGGGGTCGTTGGCATACTTACCCGCTAAAGCGCCGGCATCTCTGTTTACATGCCTGTTGAATTGTTCGTCTACGCTTTCAAATGTGTAATTAATCCCGTTCAGAATCTCAGTCAAAAACGGCAAAAAACGCATCTTGACCGAATCCAAAGCGGCGCCGAAATCTTCTTTGATGTTATTGATTAACATCTTGTTTTTCTGTTCAATCCCCTCAGTGGTTTGCGCATAGATAGCTGTTGACCCCTGCAACTTCGTATAGAAATCACCTAAAACAAGATTTAAGCGGTCATGTTCAGACTTAACGCCCTTAACACTTAGCCCGTAATCTCTGAGGGTTTGACCGCCTCGGCCCTCCATGATGTTCACGACTTTTTCGGTCGCACTTGCTAAATCAATTCGTTCGGCTGAAGCTAATTCAATAATAACCGGCAACAACTTAGACAATTCCTCACGGCTTACTTTGCCGTAATTCACTAAGGCTGTTTGCGCCTTCATGATGTCATCGTTATCAAATAACCCGTTGAATTTAGCTGCTAATTGGTCGGCTTCGCGTTGTAGCCCAATGAGCATATCACCTTTACCGATGTTGTTTAGTGAACGGCTAAGGTCATTGGCCACCTGTGTAGCCTCGCGAAATTCATCAGTCGCATCGCCGACAAATCCTGATACAGCATTCATAGCAGTTTGAAACAAGGCCATGCCACCACCAATACCCAAACCCATCGCTAAACTACTCCCGAATGATGATACCTTGCTGCCAAATGACTGAGCCTTAGTTGACATCGCAGCCAACTGATTATCGACCTTGCCTAACTCCCTGAGTAATGCCTGAACATTTGCGGGATCGTTTGTCTTTCTGAGCTGTTCGTATAAGTCCTTTTGTGAGCGCCGTAGTTTTTCTGTAAGGTCTAATTGCTTTTTTTGCGAAGTCGTAATGTTATCCGCAGCGGTCTGCATCTTCTTTAGTTCGCCTGTAAGCCGTTGAACCTTTGCGGGGTCATTTGTTTTGCGTAGTTGGTCCTCTAACTTTGCGCCGCCGGTCCTGAGTTCGTCTAATACTTTATCCTGATGCTTCATTTCATCAGTAACTTGCTTCAACTCCTTTAGGTTTGAATCCCAACTAATTCGGGCGATTGCGTCAAATATTTCGGCCATAAATAAACCTTTGTTTAGATTTACTCAGTTAAATAGGCCGAAGCACGCCAACGGTTACAAAATTAAACCCTTTCTATGGAATTATTTTCTTTTTTTTGCGTTCATGGCCTCAGACCTGTTTTTATCCGACTTCTGTTTGGCTTCCAACCGTCGCACCGCTTGTGAATTAGCGTATAAGAATTGGTAAAACGCTTCGACACTCCATTTCATTACCTCTTTGATTTCAGAGGGTTTGCGGTCTGCAATGGTGAAGATAAGGTAGTTGTTTTCTTCAATACGCGCCTGTATCTCTAATCCAATGTCGGCAACTGGCTTTGGCGCTCTTTTACGGCTTGGAATACGGCTAATATATCGCTGTTGGATATATCCGCTGAGTTGTTGATGTAGGCGAAGGCCTTTGTGATAAAAAAATCCCGATTAGATTCGTCCCTCCTCCAAACCTCTTTTTTCTTCTTTTGAAATTCAACATCCATTTCAATGGGTTCATCATCCATCATGAAGTAAACACAGGCTAAATCTTCGTAATGCTGCATTTCCGCTATGCGTTTGATTCGGCCTTTAATGTTTTGCCCGATAGCAATACAATCCTGCTTTAGTTGCTTGATGTCATTGATTGTCATAGCGCGGTCGATTAGTTCAGACATCATGTTATCAAGAAAGTCCTCAGATATCCCCATCCTGATGTATAACTCCTGTATTTCGGCCTCCATGTAGCGTTGATAAAGGATTTCATCCGCCTGATGGATTTCATAAAACTTATGGCCGTCTATGACCTTAACGGGTTCACGCCTCAGTTGTGGGTGTATTGCCTCCATTGGTTAGTTTGTTTAGTTGTTCTGTGATTCGGTCGCGTTCAGTCCCGGGCTTGTAATACGGCAGGATATAGTTCAGAATGCCGGGCCAACCATTGATGATATAAGCAGACCGCATGCGTTGATAGTGGTCAAGATGTTTAACCGCTTGGGGCATCTTTCCTGCTTCGATTAGTACATTTTTAGGCAATAGCTTTGCCATGTGCTTCATCTCAACTCTGACCTCCTTAGTTATGCCTGCTACAATCATGCGCGGTTGTATCTTACTACGTTAAAAACGCCGTTATGAATCAGTATCGTATCTGTGTTGTTATACAGCCTGAGTTGAAACAATCCAGTCATGGTTGTGTCTGTTATTTCTGTGAATTCGATATATGAACTACCATCACCATGACTCATTGTATAACCGATGTTATCATGCTTTGCCCATGCATAAAACGGTCGCTGTGGACACGTCCAGCTATCTGAATCGCTATAACAACCGGTTGTGAGTGTATCGGTAACGATTTGAAATGAAACCCCGTTGTATGCATTACCGGGCTGTGCTTGACTGAATACAAACGGCTGGCATGCTGTAACAGAACCCAACCAACCGAAGCTACCTGTTGACCATGTAACGGTATCGGTCTGATTAACAACATAGGAAATCGAACCCGACACAGGCGGTAATTGGTAGTTAGGATTGCTCGATTGATTGCATGACAAAGCGAGGGCAAACAGCCCTATTAATAGGTATTTCATAGCTTAAAAGTTTTCATATAGTCATTGAGATAGGTAGTTAATAGATATAAGAATCCATCAGTTAAGTGCATACCATATTCGGTATTCCCTGATGTCTTAAACATCTTATCTTTACCCTCCTCAGTCGTAGCCAACTCAATATCAGCTATTAAGTCAACGGTTCCGACTGGGCAAAAGTACAACTTTGGATGATTCTGCAAAATAGTATTTACAAAAATCCTGATTTCTCTCCATGCATTCTCGCCGGAATAGTTGATTTGGCACTTATCAATCTGATTCAAACTAATCTTTAACGCCTCCCTTATCATGGTGTACATCGTAGCATTCGGGCTGTTAAACCCTTGATTCCGGTTGTGGCCTGATGGGTCACCGGTTACCCTTAAAACAGCACCGGGGAAATCAGTAAGTATGCGCTGACATAGTTGTGATATGGTGCAGTTGGGTATCTTATACGACTTCAAAACAAATATAAACGCACCCGGAACCAATTGAGATACGACGCACGTAGCAGGGTCAATATTAAAATCAAAACTGAGTATAAGTGGGAACGCTGGGTTAAACGGTATGCGTTCAGGGTACACATGCCTTGATTTATCGAATGCGTAGAACCACGGGTTTTTGTTTTCAAAGCTATTCCAATCTCCTTCAATCATTCGGGCCTTGATGTCGGGTGGCATCCGGTTCCACACCTCCCATTGTTGCTTAGTGTTTGACGGCTCATTCGTCGGACTAAGTGGCACGAATAGTTCCGATTGTGGTAATGTTCCCGATTTGTAAGGCGTATATATTTCTTTTTTTATCCAACCGGGATGCGGGTTACAGGTAGTCAATACAAGCGGGTTCGGTTCATCAGGGATATGCCACGATCCGACACGCTGCAGAACCGCGTTATAATATTCAAAACTCACGTCCTCTAATTGGTCAAAGAATGCGCCGTTAATCTCAAGCCCTAAAGTATCTGTGAAATCCTTATCCCTGCTTTCGTTGGCGCCTATGAAAAATATCCGCGCGCCGTTTGGTTTGTACAACAAATGATAGTTAGACCTTGACTTGCTCCAATGCCATTTCTTTGAGCCTCTTAATATCTTTGAAAATGTTTCAATCGTTGTAGATTCAAGGATAGTTAAATCCTTCCTATGAACGCTCCATTTGCTTAGTGGGTATTGAATTGCCAACGTAATCAAAGCAAGTGAATTGGTAACGGTTTTGCCGCCCCTAATTGCACCGCCTGAGTGAATCCTGTTATATTGGTTAAGCCCCTGCGCTGCGCCTATAATGGTTTGGAACAGATTGAATTGTGTGGGCCTATCTTTAAAGCTAAATTGCAATTTATCCAATTGTGATTTTTGCGCCGTTTGGTAGTTCTAAGACTTGATGCTCTTTGTCTTTGCCTTCGGAGTCGGTTTCCGCTATTGGCGTAACCACCTTACCATAAGCGCGGTCTAATAGAAGTTCAGCGGCCTTTATGTCACCATCTAAAGCCCGTTTCTTAACCGCTTCCAATATCTGCTCAGCGGTTTGTATCCCGTTCTTATCTTCGGTGGACATTATTTTTTTCATCAATTCTTTTAATGCTGGGATTTCTTTAGGCCGTCCGTTCGGGTTTCCTGATTGGCCTTTTTTGAACGGCGTCCCTTTACCGACTACGTTTTGTGGGTTTGGCATAAATGGACTGTTTTAGGACTGTTTCACTTTGAAATACAAAGCAAATATAAACTATATTTCTCAAAACCAAACAAGCCCCTAAAAAGGAGCCTGCTTAGAAAATGATAAAACAACAATTGAAAATGGATTGGGCAAAGGTAATTAATAAATCCAAATAATACAAATTAAATCCAATACCATTGCGATATAGATTAGGTAATTGATTCCTAAATAATACTTTCGTTTCATCTTCTTTTCATTGTGTTCGATTACCGGAACGGCTGCGAAAAGTAGCAGCAGGATTGTTAGGAGGAGTTTCATTTGATTATTGTTTTTGTTTTTCTGTGAATAATTCAATAGCTTTTTGTGGGGCGCTTATACATAGCTTATAAAGAATGTCATCTATTTCCGCTATGGACAATTGCTTGTTTTCTCTCATGCTCCAAATCTTGATTCGGGCATCGTAGATTTCGTTATGCACTACGTCATAAAGTTCTGTTCTTTTTTTGTCGGATAGGGTCATGGTGTTATAATTTAAAGATGGTCTGTTATGGCCTTGCGGATTATTGATTGGAATGGTTATGTAGTTGGGTTAAATAACATTCTTTACATATCCCTTTAGCATTGTCAGTTATTTTTATGTTATTCGCGTCAATGTAAAAGTACATTGTTCTGTACTTCACTTTTGTATCGCATTTACCACAAGCGATTAACTCATTTAACTGCTTTGGATTTTTTATACTTAATTTAATTCTGTGCTTTTTCATGCGGGTTAACTCTCTAACTCTAAGCTGTATCTTTTGAATATAACCTGCCATTCTTCCAATGATAAGTCTATGCCGGCCTTTCTAATTGCTTTTGCCTTTGCTATTTTTGTAGTACCCTTCATTTCAAAAATGATTTTAAATGCCGCTGAAATTTTTTTATCAGATGCGCTAACTAAAGACCCTGAATGAAAAAAGGTTTCAACTTCGTATTTTTTAGCCAGCCCCAAAGGTGTCATTTCTGTTCCGGTTACTTTAAACTTCGCTGTCATTTTCTTATTGTTTTAAATCTTACGCAAATGTATACCATATATTCAATCTAACAAATTTATTTTGATAATTCTTTTAAAATAATTCCATTATTGCAATAGGTTCAGTTATTAAGAGGCTATCAAGAACCGACCTACATAATTTATCAGGGATTTTTGACCTATCATAACTACCTTTTCGGCCCTGTGTCCCCGTTTTTGACCCTCTTGGGGCTGATTGATGGTGACATTTTTTATTCCCATTTCTGCATACTGATTTAGGAACCCATGTTTTAGAATTAGTCCAAATATCGGTAGGCTTTGCTCTATCATCACCATATTGGCAATACCAGATAGTGTGCCTTTTAAACCCATTCATAAATGGCATTTTCCTAAGCATTCCACGAGGGTTTTCAATAAAGAAAACCATTTTAGGATTAATCAACAACCATTCATCAATAAGGCTTATAAAATGTTTGTTTACCTCATCACATTTTTTAGCATATTCACTTTTTGGTTCTGTTCCGTTTCTGTGTGTGCTGATTGCTGCAATAGTGTATGTCGTACAATCAGGCGAGGCCCAAACCATATCAGGAATAAAAGGTATATCTTTCATCTGCAAATCTTGAATATCAATAGCTAAATCTATTCTATCAAACTTTTGCCAATCAACCGAAAATACATTCATTCCCATTTTTTCGGCTTCATTCCCTATAGATCTGGACCCTGCAAATAACTCAAGTATATTCATAAATTTATTTTATTGTGTTTATTATCTCATGCGTAACCAAATACATATCCTCGAATGATCGGACGGTGTGGTATATCCCGCCTCCGTCACGAACCCATTGCATGAAGTCCTGTTGGCTTTTTAGGTGCTTCTCATTGCGTTGCTTAGTTTCAATGTAAACGGCCCGCCCTTTGTACATCCCATGCAGGTCGGCAAACCCCTTGTTTGTACTCGGAATGAATCCAACACCGACCCGATATTTACCCTCTGATGATATTCTCTTCAGTACATTTCCTGTGTAATACTCCCAAACCGCCTGACATAAGGCGTTGAAGTTATTGGTATTAAATGCCCTCTTTGATACGCCCGGTATTCGTTCCACCAAAGTAGGCACTCCGTTTTCATCTGCTTTGTAAATGTCCTGCCGTTTCTTGATGACTTTAGTGGTTATCAACGGCCATGATTTCTTGAAGAAACCGTCCTTCATTTGTTGCTTTCGTCGCTCATTATAGAGGGCTTCGAATTCGGTTTGGGTGATTAGGTTTATATCAGATTTGTACTGTTTTTTATCAGGAATTTCGCAATACTCTTTATTCTGTCTTGTGTAGTGATACAAAGAATCAAACCCAATCTTTTTTTGTACTTCAATCCATTCGGTTAATTCGATAACAATAGCTTCAAATATTTCAGGCTTATATCTGTGTGAATTATCATTTATTCCCATCAGCATTCCAGATAACCACTTTTTTGGGTCCCCGCCCTCACATCTATAATCATCAAATAATTCCCGCAAATAAGGTACGATTGTTTCAATCGTGAATGACTCGTCTTTTAACAGCTCAATGGCTTTTTTTATACTCATATTACGTTTTTTTATAACTTTACACTTTTTTGACAAATTTGACAAAAATTTGACATCAAGAATGCCCTGTTTATAGGCCTTTCGGGCGAAAAGTGTCAAATTTTGACAAATTTTACATTTTTTATTTTTTTGACATTTTTATTTCCTCTTTATTTTTCATTTTCCATTTTGTCAACTTGACAAATCTTTTCTAACTTATTGATTTTCAACGCTTTACATATTACTGCGTTTGACACTTTTGACAAATTTGACAATTTTAGATTTTGTCAAGTTCTTTTTTCCAATTGTAAACCGTTTGACGGCTTACCTCAAGTTGTGAGGCTACCGATGCCGTTTTTATCTTCGGATTTTTGCGGTACATGGCTTCAAATATTTCAAACGGAGTCCGGCCTTGATTGCTTTTCGATACCTCTTTTATTTGGGCCTCATCTCTGCTCGTTGACCTTATCTTTCGTGACATGGACGTGAAGTACTCCGCCAACCTTTCAGCCCCTAAAACGGCTTGTTTTGACACCTCCCTGATATTTACATCCGTTTCGGTAACGGAGGCATTCAGGAAGTGCAATAAAAGCGAAAAACGCGGTATATAAGATTTCATCTTTGGAAGGCCGCTTTTAGCGTATTCGTTTATCTCGTCGCTGTTCTGTTGATGGGTTATCTTGTTAAATATCCGTATCCATTCCCGTTTGGCCTCCTGTGACCAATTACACAGCATCGGGACCACTTCGCCATCCAAATCGAATTCGACCATCTCATTGCGGACGGTTTCATACATTGATACCACCGCCTCCTCATACCAATGGACAATTACGGGATCGATTTCGTTTTCATTGTATTCATCGACCCGTAACTCAGGGAATGTGAGCAGCATCCTATCTACGAAACCGTTTTCTTTGTTTTCTTCGGTGTACATCGAGGCCAAAACGCCGGGCTGAATTCCACCCAGTACCGGGATGATGGGCAAATCCACAAACGCCGACTTCGCCATTTTGCGGTTAAATGCCACCGACTTACCACTCCATGTACTTAACCAGAATTCAAGGTCAGAACCAGCCCTATATTTGTTCATGTCCTTAAACCACCCGTTTAATTCATCCTTAAATACCCCGACGGATACTTTTGATTCACCATGTAATTCAACCAACGCTTCCAAAGTGATGTCATTTGCAATGAACTGAGATTTCGTAGGCTCTTTGGCTTCCTCTGTGTATTGCTTTTCGTCTTTGGTCAACTTGCTGTATTCCTCAAACTTTTTCAGCGCCTTAATGTACCGCTTTACCTCACGGCTGTTTTGCTTAAGCAGCGGGAATATAATGCTATCAATACTTGGTGTTTTACCGATTCCGGCCTGACCTACTACTGAAATCCAAACCGTTGCTATTTCGCTCCATCCTGTTTTGACTTTGATGCGCATACTATTACCAACGATTACCGATAACATCCAAAGCATTGAAGCGCCCATGTAATCAAAGCTATGGTTAAGGTACTTGTTGCATTGAATCATGTATTCCTGAATTGGTGCAGGAAACACATCCAACGGGAAAGCGACTTCGCTTAGGTCCTCAATTTCGGTTTTTAACTCAGGTACTTTTATCTCCTTTGTCCGGCTGCCGAATCCGTCCTTGTATAGTTGTGAGGCCGACCTTGAGAAGTCGCCGTTATGGTGCTTGTATGCGTATGCGCTGAATGGGCTGATTAGTTTTTCATGTGGGTAAATCGTTCCGGTGCTGAATAGATACATACATCCCGAATTCTTATAAACGTACCCGCTATGTGGGCTTGTTGCCCCATGACGGCGAATGATGTATTTGTCGCTCAATTGCCTAACAATATCGAAGTCGGGGCCAATGATGTCGAATATATCGGTCTTATCATTGAAGTCCTGCCACGGGGTTACGTCTGATTTTTCGTAATGCTTTATCGGCCTTTCGGTTTCAATCGGGCGGGATTCATCAATGTAATTGAAAGTAGCGCAAATGTTCCATAGTATCTCCCTATCCTGTTTGGTTATCTCCTGAACATCATTATACCCCAATTGGCTTATTTGATTGTCATATATGAAAACATACCCACCTACCCCACGGGATTCAATAACGGCTTCGGTATGGCCTTTGAGTTTAGCAATCTTAGTGTTACCCGCTACGAATTCACATCGGTATAGGATATGATAACCCTGATTACGGGTTTTGACTACTACAAATTTGCGGTCAAAGTCATCAATGTTATCTGTTAAGTATGCGTATAGTTCATTCCAGAACGCCTGCTGTTCAGGTAGTGAGTTAAACACCTTCAAATCAACGTCTATGACCTCAAGGCCATTGAACCCGCATACAAGCCCGACTCCGACGGTGGCCTGCATTTCTTCGCCGTCTTTCTTGATGTAGCCACCTGCGTATTGGTATTGTTTTTCAAACGCTGCTTTCTCAAGTGGTTTGTTTTGGCATGGCTTCCATGCATAGTTAGGGCGCTTGTTTTCGCCAACCGTAATCAGGCTATACCCGCAGTCGAAGAGCCTATAACATCGGTCTAATGTTGGTTTATTCATTATTGAAAAACTAAATGCCCGACTTACATGGTGATGGGCTGTGCGTAACACAGGTTCATGCAGTCGAGCATTTAGATTAAATGTCGTTTGGAATCATTCGCCATCACACGAATTAATTTGAAGCGCTAAGATAGGAATTCTTCGGGAATATTATTCATCAAATCTTTCAATTCTTTTGGAACAAGTATTATCCTGAAATGTCGGATATACCACATGACAAATGCCGAATCTGTTAAGTCATACAGATTGCAGCCCTTGTACTTGCAGTTGATTCGTATAATGTGTTGCATTAGAATGGCAGGTCGTTTTCAATGGGTGCTTGTTGCACTTGCGCTGGTCGTTGCACTTGTTGCACTTGTTGCATCGGCTGC